CGTAACACGATACTGGTTAGCATCTAGACCAGTAGAGTCTGAGATATCGAGAGTGTTTGCTGTAGCGCCAGAGTAAACACCACCATTGCTGAGGTTAGCGAAGGTAGTACCACCATCAGTAGAGAGTGCCCACTGGAAGGAAAGCGATCCGCCTGCAGCAACCGTAGATGCTGCGACAACGAATTGAGCAGCAGCAGGAGCAGTTACGCTAGCGTCAGCAGGTTGGGAATCAATAGTAATCGAGTAATCTGCTGCAACAGCATCGTCTGTGTAGTCACCAGAGACTGCAGATCCATCCTTGAGAGATGCAATGCACTCGGACTTATGACGAGTATAACCAGCAGCATCCGTGTAGGTTCTGTATGCCCACCAACCAGGACCCGTAATACCACGAGCCTTGTTAACTACTAGTTGTGCTTCTGCAAGACTTACAGCAACAATTTGTACAGTCGAAGCAGCAGAATCACCGCCACCTAGAATGTAATCAGAAAGTGCTTTGGGCGCTGTACGACGCTTCGCTCCCGCTAGGGCAGCGTTTGTAGCAGCAGCGTAATTAGTTCCTAAGGTAACTGTAGTACCATCAACGGCTTTTACATAATACTGTACGCCGCCCAAGTCAAGGATATCACCGCCTGCTAGAGCGTCATCTGCATGTTTGGTTACGGTTGCAGAACCCGTAGTGACGGCGACTGTATTAGCGAAGGTCGCACTATCAATTAGTCCGAGGATGGGCATTGGTTTACTCTCGATATATGATTTCCTAGATTTTATTTATAAAAAGAGGAGGGTCGAAACCCTCCTCACGATTATATCATGCTTCTGGTGCTTCCTCTCTTGCACGGATTGCTTTAGCAACCGCTTCAAAGAGTGCATCATCTGCTTCTGTTTTGGTCAGTTTAACTGCCTTGCCTACAATCAGTAAGCAGAGGTCGATTAGTTTTTCGCCAAGTTCCTCGTCGTCGGGAATCTTAGCAACTGCTGCGTCTACAATTTTATATGCGAATGGAAGAAGGAAAGCTAACATAGTGTGGTCCTCAATGAGCCATACTATTTATTCTTATTCTTGTGCTTCCAGGCAGTAGCATATGCGATGGACTTCTCATCATCAGTGAGTTTACCATCTTTAGCGTATGATCGTTTGATGTGTTTGATCATACGCTCATACTTTTTTCCCTTCGGTGCCTCTTCTTTAACGTAAATATCCTTTTTCTTTTTAGGTTTTTTAGGATCTTTTCCATCATCAATTTCAGGCATGACCTCTACGACCTTGCCTTTAGTTTTAGGCTTGTCGTCGCAACCACAAGCCTCGCTTACTTTTTTGCGGACTTCTTCTTCGCAGCGATGATCTTGCTAACTGTCTTGCGACGGTTATGTAGATACTTATCAGACTTATCTACATCGCCATCATTGTCGATGTCCTTGTCCTTTCTGTCTGCGTGATCACCCTTGAGTGCCTTATGGTTTACAGGGTCAAGTTTCTTCTCTTGAATCTCCTCTTCCTTAACACAGTTAGGAACAGTCTTACCACCTTTCTTCTTAGTACCCTGTGCCTTGTAACCTTTCCAGCAGGTAGAAGCACCGACATTCTTACGTGCCTGCTTCATGCTACCTTCTTCGATTACCTCACGTTCAAAAATGTAAGTAACCCCATCAAGTTCAAACGAAACTTCTTCCTTTTTAGCAGTCTTCGCTGCTTTTTTGAATGCGTCTTTTGCAGGATAATCTTCATGTCCTGGTTTTGCGGGTGCTTCGCCGCGCTTGCGCTTAGCGTGAATGTTAGCATAAAGACCCTTCTTCTCGTCTAGAGTTTCTTCTCTAGCAACAACCTTAGTCGTGTCTCTAATTTCTGCACCATGAGATTGCTTGACTCCACCAACGGGGTCGGGGCGACCTGCTTTCTCTTTAGGATCTTTACGAGTTGCATCATCTAGATCTGTTTTTTTCTCTAGGGATGGAATTCCTTCTTCCTTTACAGACGAACCTTGGAATGTATCTCCATCCATCCAAGTCATATAAGATTCAATTAGCGCCTGCGAAAGGTCGTCATTATGTCGCACGGATGTTGATGGTGTTGGCTTGTCCATGAGTAAAAAACAATGTTCTCCTTGGTTTATTTATACTCTCGTTTATTTCTCTAATATCTTTCACCCACGCACGGAACATATCATTGCCTTCAGTAACGCAAATAACATAGTTAGGACCCGTGCGGATAATTTTCCCTCTCTCGCCAGTTTTAACATGCATCACAACTTGCCCTTCATTGAAGACTTCTTTCTTGCGATACTGTTGGCGAATTGCTTGCTCTTTTAGGTCTCTAAATCTTTTCATTCCAGTGAGTCGATTCCCAAAAACTATTTATCAACTGGTGAGATAGTCCCTAATTTCATTCATAACTTTCTTACATTCATTATCAGAAATTGTAGTAGGCATACCTTGCCTAAAGGAAGCAAAATCAGTCTGTAATGCAAACGCCCTCATCTTGCTAGCAGACATACCCTCTGCTCCTTCAGCGTCTGCACTTCTCTCTCCTGCTTTGTGTACAATTAATGACCTGTAATAAAAATCTGGACTTGCTGTAGCCATATGTTTGTTAAAACTTGTCTCGTAATTAGCAGCGTCTTCACCACCAGCGACAAATATAACTTCATCGTATTCACTATTATATGCTTTCAATAATAAAAACGGACTTTTAATCTTATCATCTAGATGTAGATGATTAGCATGTGATGGAAACATTTTTTTGATCAAAGCAATTTTTGTCTTTGGATCTAGTGGGTTTCCAGACTTACTTTTAGTTTGTTTATTTTGACTATGACTTACATAGATGTGGTAGTCACACTGATTTTTCCTAGCAACATCGGCACAAACTTTAATTAGTTTTTCGTGACCGATAGTAGGTGGGTTTAGTCTACCAAATGCTAGGACAATCTTCTTCATTACTTAGCCCATTTTTTCATTTCGTTAAAGTTTCTCTCACTAAATCCACCCAAACGCTGAACGATCTTGACTGCTCTGGTGGATTCTTTAACGACCACATATCCCTCCTGGTCGCCAATATCATATGACCCATCTTTCTCATTGTAATAGAAAGTCTTGAAGCGTTCTCCAGACTCAAACTTAGGAATAAAGATAGACTTGACGTTTTGTATAGTGTTATATAGTCCAACCATTGCTACAAACTCTGTCTTGCTGTTCTCTAAAACGTCAAGACCATCGTACATTTTTTTCTTCCACATTGCTTTAGTCTTTTCTTGTGCTTTCTTAGCAATCTCATCACGGAACTTGGTCTCAAAGTAATTGATAAAATCTCTGTAGAAAACAGAAGCACTATTTACTTTTTGTCCTTCCCTGACTCTAGCGTTAAAGTATTGCTTTAGCAGATAAGATACTCCCCACTTATTATCATAATCAGATGCAATGGTATTCAAAAACGACCCACACTGAGAAGATAATCTCATAGAAGCTCTTTTATATTCAATTAACTTTCTCTTCTCTGCTGGGGTAATGATCATAGACTTACCCAGTTCAGATGTAAACGGACTGATAATCAAACAATCTTCAGTAGAATGTTGAGACGCATCAAATCCAAAATTAACGCTCAGATCAGAAACATGCTTTGCTCCAGCAGCAGGATACTTAGCGTGAATAACCACACAAAGTTTGCAACGCTTTGCCTTCTCATATAGGTCATCATGTTTTGGAATGCAATACACAATCAACTGTGGTTTGAATAGAACACAGTCTTCTCCATGCACTCTTTTGAGAGTTCTACCTCCGCTCTCAAATAAAAAATCTCCCTGTACAACATCTTTCAACTTACCACTATCATAGATTGGTTTCATATATGTGAAGACAGATTTAAAAGTTGTCTTCAATCCTTCGGCAAGTTTATCCTCATCAATCTCTGTGATTGATTTGTAAAGTTTTGGTTTCTTATTAAAGATGCCCTTCTTTGCTACAAAGAAGCGACCATCATATGGGTCTGGACCGCAAAAAATAGCAGGAGCACCGTCCCATTTTGTGGAGATGTTTCTATTGCCGCTGGGATTTGCGGAAAATGTCCTTACGAGGTCATCGATATAATCAAACGATTCTTTGATACCATCAGTACCAAACATCAACATCAAATCTTCTATGTGTTCTAGGTGAAGATTCTTAGACATAATTATCCTTGAGCGTAGTTGTACAGTCCTGGTCGCTTCTCAACATAATTACGAATCGCAGTACCACTCCATTCGATCTTGTGCCTGAACTGTAGTATCTCATGAACATCGCCGTTATTGTTGTTGGTAAGTGACACTACTACAACTGGTAGGGGAAGGTTGCCTGCTCTCTGTGCTGAAGTCATCCTCAGTTTTGAAGACAACGTGAGGTTTGCTGGTACTCCAGCAGTAGCATCACCATTCAACGCGGGCAAAAGCTTTCGCATATCATATTTTTCATACCCAGATCCAATAATCTCAACCAACTGCACATTTTCTTCATTGTATGTTGCGAAATTATGAATGGTATTTACGAAGTGTTCTCTCCACGAAGGGTTGTTGAATTTTGTTTGTAGTCTAGTGTTTGCCCATATGTAAACATTCCTCATCACCGCTGCGGCATGGTGCAAAGTAGAACTATGATCTCTAGAATTTTGAATCTCATAGTATCTAAGTAGTTGAGAATTAGTTTCTATGTTTTCATCTAGGATTAATCCCCAGAATCTTTGCATTGTATCAATGTCCCAACCACCAACTTGTGCAAACTGATTGACTTCTCTCTTTAGAGAAATCTGTGTGATGTTCAATCTTTGCTGTCTTACTTCACCACCTCCCCTAGGACCAGAGTATTTTGCTGGAATATCAATGTGCTTCTGTCCATTAATAGTCAAGTAAATATCAACCTTTGTTGAATTCTCACCACCAACGCCATCAGCATTGATGTGAATGTCGTCTTTGACTCTATTGTAATACATCACATTTGCTAACTGAGATATTTCTCTGCTGTTAGCGTACTGCATACAAGCAGCAATGATTTCATTTCTATCACTATGTGCTTGTGCTCTCTCTTCTCTATCATTCGCCATGTAATGATCAGGAAAGACTAGAGCCATGTTTGTTGGGGAGAGAGAAATATCAACTCTCACATCATCATCCTCAACAATCTTTCTTTCCTTACTAGTTTTAAAATTCTCAGATTTAAACGTGTGATTTACTACTGCTATGTTTCCAGACTGACCCAGATGACTTTGAAGAACATCCAAAGTATCAACCACATTTCTAGTAGTAATTCTTTTCTCCTTGTTTATAAACCTAGCAGCGATTGCTCCCGCTAAGATACCTTCGGCAGCATTACCCATGTTGTATCTAATTCTGTTACCAGACCCAACCGATCCGACACCAAAAGATATTTTCAAAGAAACTTCTGCACGTCTAGCTAGTTGCTGACCAGCAATCCTCTTATCATTCTGATTCAATCTAGAATCTGATGTGAGTACAGATGGAAGAACTTTTACTTCATTCTTTCCACCAGACCCCATTAGTAAAAGTGGATTGGGAGTGTCGTAGTTTTCGTCAAGGTATTGATAGAGAGTTACTATCTGAGTAATCTTATCTTCTCTATAACCACCTCTCTGAGCCATCGATACGACTTCAGTTGGGGACGTTGGTCTCTGATTAAAAGCCATAGAAAAAATCCTCCCACTCTATTTAGAGTAGAAGGAAAACACAAACATTACCAAAGGTATTTAGTCGAGAAAACAATTGAAGGTTGTACGGTCGCCACTCCACTTTGACGCATCAAAGTATGGAGAGTGCCAGAGATTTCCTTCATACATGACCATAGTATTGTATTCATGTTTTGCTAGATAATACCTTTCCCAGTTGTTAATTGTAACACTTGATGGATCAAGGAGAGTTTCGCCAGGTGGTATAAAACCAGAGTGTTCTCCCATCTGCCTGTAGTTAAAATCTTTGGCGATGTGTTCTTCGCCTGTAATTTTACTTCTCCAAAATGCCGTCCCATTATCATCACCAGAATACTCTGTAGATAAGGAACACACTCCAGCATACCTTCTATTGTCTACATGAGGATACAGACTAAAGAAACTACATTTTCTAGACTCTGTTGTTGGGTACACTTGGAATGTAAAGTCATGGTTACCATCAACATTAAATGGTTCTGTTACCTTAAAGGCATCAGTAGCGAAATCAACAATAGGTTTCTTCAACGCTATTTCGCCGTTACCAATTTTATGTACAAACCCTGGAATAGCAGTTACTTGCCCTTGCATAGTATCTACAAAATCTAGGGAAGTAGCATAGTCCTTGAGTTGATCTGGACATTTAAAAAAGTTTTTAATCGTAACTATTCTATTTTTTGAATTACCCACATGAACCATATTGACTACCCATTTGTGGTAGTCGAGTTCATACAGTTTATGTGGATCTATTACGTTCAAATGTCTCCCTCTTCACGATTTTCAGAACGGAAGATATCAAATGCACCTTCAGGATATCGAGCAGAAAGTTTCATCATGTTGGTAACTACAACAGTTTGGAAATCAACCTGCAGTGCGATACATGCCTGAGCAATGTACCAGAAGATATCTCCAAGTTCTTTGATAAGATGAACTTTATTTTCAGGAGTCAATTCTTTTCCTTGAAAACAAATCTTCTTTACAATCTCAGTAAACTCACCACCTTCAGCACTGATACCAACAGCAGCAGTAAGAAGACGTTCAACATTAACACCCTTTGCTTCAAGATCACGGATGCGTTTCACAAACTCATCAGTATCTTTGGAAGGATGACTGGTTGTATCATTCACAAAAGAAAGATATTTGTCGTAATCAATACGTGCAACTTGTGCTTCCATAGTTTCAGTCATATTAAATGTTCCACTCAGAGAATTTAGATAGTCGATTTTGGTTTTGTTTGATTTGGTCGAGAGCGTCTGCAACGTCCTCTTCCTCTGTGTCTTGAATAATGCTTTCTGCACTATCCGCTACATCATACAGCTTCATCTTCGCTCGGTCAATACCAACGACAAACTTCCTATTGAAAGTAAGATCATTATAGCGATTCTTCAATTGCTTTACAGCAATTCTTCCCTGCTGCTCTAGTTCCTCAGTGGAAATTAGAGCAAACATGAGGTCTGCGGTAGCAGGCAAACCAAAACTTTCAGATGTATCCGTCAGTTCTACTTCACTGTTACCATAACCAGACCTCGTAGTTTGCGTAGCAGAGACAACGGGTACGTCAAACTCACAGGCAAGACCTCTGAGTTCTTCGGCAATTGCCTTAACATAAGTGTAAGAGTTAACGATGTGTCCTTTGTATCGGACACTCGCACAGATGTTAAGATAATCAATAAAGATTATATCAGGTCTGAATGCTTTTTTCAAGCTCAGTTCATTGAGCAGCGAACGAAAGTGTCCTGCGTGTGCAGATGCTGTAGGGTATTCTTTGATGATTAGTTTGCCCTTAGTCTTCTTAGCAATACCCTCAATCTTAGATCTAAAAATAATCTGTGGTAGATCGGTTAGATCTTTGATGTTAACATTCAGACAGTTTGCGTCAATTCTTTCAGCAATCTTCTCCTCTGCCATCTCACATGTAACGTAGAGTACGTTGCGCCCCTGCAAGAGCGCGGCA